AATCGACTTTGTCGCTTCGCTCGTCGAAGTAATCGACTTTGTCGCTTCGCTTGTCGAAGAACTTGTTCGCTTTCTTGCTTAGGCAAGCGTCTCCTATCGTCGCCGAGCGGCTGGCAAAGAACCGTGAACCATGAACCGTTACTCATTAGAGTATGCCACGTCGTCCTGCGGGGTGAGGGAGAACTGGCCGCTGAGCTGGTTGGCGGTGGCCATGGCGTTCAGGGCCTGCACGGTGGCGGACTGATGCGCGTGGAACTGGTCGGGGCTGACCCAGCCGTCGAGGATCGACATCTGCTGGAGGCTACGGAGCATCTCCACGTAGTTGCCGGGCATCACGCTGCTGGTCTGGGCGGCTGCGCTCTGGGGCGTGGCGGCGAACCGCTGCGTCTGGTCGTCCCAGTTCTGCGCCTGCATGGTCACGCCGGTGTTGCCGACTTGGTAGGTGCCGGGGAAGTAGGTGCTGAGGGGGACGAGGACGGGCTCGCCGACGGTGAGGTCGGGGCGGGTGTCGTACATGAGGGAGGTGTAGGATTTGCGAGCAGATGCTTTAAGTCCAAGCCATGCGTGAACACCGTTCATAGCAGCCTTAAATGCCGAAGTGTCGCCATTGTAAGACGAATCTTTAATCATAAGATTTCCCCAAGGACTTGTTACTATAACGCTATTCCTGCCGTTAGAAGTTTGATATGGAGCATTCGGATATAACTTGCAAATCACGGGTTCATTAGCTGCGATAAGGCTTGGCATATACAAATCGAATCGCCCGGAAGTCAGACTCCAATTTCTGTTGGTCATATTGAAATCTTCAATCCAAATTTCAGCACTATCATCAGCGATGTTGATTAAGTCGGCATAGGTTAATCGGGCTGTGTTGGTAGCCCCCTTCATGCACCCATCACTCCAAACCTTCACATACTCCCCCTCTCCGTTCAGCTTACCATACACCCTGCCGACCTCCAGGCTCAGGAGACTCCTCGTGTACCCGCCAACCTCGTCGCTTGGCGTGCTGTCGTCCCACACCTGCCAAGCCGCGCAGTCCGCCAGGCTACCGCTTGACAGCGTCACCTGCATCACCACCGCGTCGCCTTCCGGCACGCTCACCTCGTAAACGCTTCCAGCCGTCACTTCGACCACCTCCACGGGCTGACCGCCCAGAGCCGTAGCCACCACACCGCTGATGACCGCACCGTTCCGTGCCACCACGCGATACAGGCCGTCCGCATTCTCCCACTCGTAGAACGGGCAAAGGGCCACGCCGCTCGTCGGGTCGAGAAGATTCACCCCCGGCATCGAGCGCAGCTGGAGCACCTTCACGCCAATCAGCTCACCGCCATTGTAGTCGTAGTCGTCGCTGAGACCCACCTTGCTGCCCAGCCAGCCATACATCTGAGCCAGCGTCGAAGGAGCCGAGGTGGGGATGCGGAACTTGGTGTCGTTGCTGTAGCTTTCAATCCCGAACGCCAACGCCATGTCGATGACGTTCCTCTTGGCCGATGCGCTGAAGTTCGAGCCGCCCACGAAGAACGCCGACGAGTACGTGTAACTGCCCTCCTCGCCGCTGCGCTGTACCGCCTCGGCATGCGTCGCCCTCACCTTGTAGTGCAGACCCGTATAGTTGCTCTGGTTCTCCTCCGTCACCGCAGGCACGAATCCCTCGCCCGTCACGGCCACCCTGCCCGTCAGGTCCGCCCCCGTCAGGAACTCCCTCAGGAACAGGCTCGGCATCGGCGTAGTACCAGCCGAGTTGGAGAATCTCTCCACCACCTTGCCGTAAAGGAACTCCAGCTGCTCGGCCTCCGTCGCCACGCTCGCGCCCCCCGCCATCTTGTCATACAACTGCGACCACGAAATGCCATCACCCTCGATGGTCTGCATCCTCGCGCTTCCGTTGCCAATCTCCGAGTCCGGGGCAGTCACACCCAGAGTGGTCTGCTCCGTCACCACATCCTCCGACAGTATGTTCAGGGCGTTGCCCACCGTCATATTCTCATATAGACCATCGACTTTGGCATAGTCTTCGAGTGTGGTTTCAAGGTCGCTCTCTTGAATTGCGCTGTCAGCCTTAGCCAGTAAAGCCTGGACCTCATCTGTCATGTCCGTTGAAGGGATGCCGCCGGCTGGTTTGGTGTATTTTGCGCCAATGGCGTCATCCAACAAACCGACAGCTGTAGAGAGGTCGGATGATGTAGCCAGGACGCCAAGGCTATCCTTGCTCCAGTCGCTGCCGTCGTACTTGATGAAGGCAATCTCATTGGCGGCCACTGTGACGCCGTGGATGGTGCCCGCTGTGGTGGCGAGGAAGAATATCTTGAGAGACGGAGTGCGTGCGTCTTCGGATGTGATAGTGCCGCCGTAGGCGTAACCGGCGTCGATGAGAGCCTTCAGAGCCTTGCCCTGCTTGGCGCTCAATGCTTTGGTGGCGTCGCTGCTGTTGAGGTTGTCAACGATGTCGCTGCCTGTCAGATAAGTGCCGAGTGTTTTCTTTTCCCAGGCTGTTGTGTCACCGCCTGTGGTGTAACGGCGCAATACTGCAATTTCACCGGCTGCGACGACGAGGTTGCCCATGTTGGTGTATGTGCCTGCTGTGGCTGTGAGCCAAGCATAGCTGTAGTCGCGGTTGGAGACCTCCGGCACAGTCTCGTCGGTGGCTACACCCATGAAGATGTCGCCGGCCTCGAGTATGCCTTTCATAGTGTCGTGTAAGTCCTTAAGCACTTTGCCCTGGTTGGCGCTCAGAGGCTTGTCGGCGGCTGTGCTGTTGAGAGCGTTGATGATGTCAGCGACACGCAGAGTGGCTGAGAAGTCGCCGTCGAGGGTTTCGGTATGCCAATCGTTGTCGTAGTAGAAGATAGTCGGTACGGTGACCGATGAACCTCCGAAGTTGGTATAGGTACCAGCCTCGGTTGCGAGATAGAACACTCGCGCGTCAGGTGTTCCCGGGTCGGTGTCGGTGTCGGCAAAGCCCTTGAACTGGTAGCCTGCACCGAGCACTTGAACCATCGAAGTCAACACGCCGTTCAGCACCGGGCCGGTGATCTCACCCTGTCCGTTGTTGGTGATGTTGTCGTCGATGATGTCCTTAAGTAAGCTGTAATCTGCCATAATTAAAACGTTTTAGTTTGGGTTATTGATTAAGTAATCTGAGCTGTAGTCGCCATTGAAGTCGTAGTCGCCGCTACCCGTCGCGGCACGTCCCGTCTTCTTGACTACAGTGTTGGTATCGAATTCAGCGGTGACGGTTGCCACGTCGCCGTTCTGGCCCCATTTCGGGGTGATAAGGAATGTGTCGCAGTCATATACCGCGCCGTATTGGTCGGTCACTCTGATGTGGTCCGACAGGCGGGCGAGGCGCATGGCGTCGCACAGGTATTCCGGAGCGAGAAACTGGAAATGGTAGGTCTTCTCGCTCATCATCTTGGTTGGGAAAAAATAGCCGTCGCGCTGCTCGCCTTCCTCATCGAAGTTGTATTGAGGCTTACCGAGCTGCGTGGCGAGATAAACGTAATTCTTGTAGCCGTTGGCGTATGCCACGCGTCCGGCGTCGAAGATGAGAGTCTCGTCGTCCCACCACTCCACCTTGAGCAGAGCTGACATGTCCTGGACGGCGGTGTATAGTTCGCTGTATAGTGTCACGCCGCGGCCGTCGTTGATCTCTACATAGTAGCGGCCTTCGGGCTGGTCGTAGCTGATGGCGAAGGAAGGCGCAAAATAAGAGATAACGTCGTTGCCGCTGTTCCATGAGTAATAATGCACGTTGAGGAGTGCGTCTTCGGTCACGTCGCGCCAGAGCGTGCCGTCGGCGTAATATATCTTCACACTGGCAATCTTCGGGATGTAAGCCTGCCAGGGAAGCAGGGTGTTGACCTTGCAGAATAATGGGTACACCGCGCCGTAGGCGTAGGGCTTGCGGCTGTTCCACTGGTCCTTGGACGTGTAGAACGGAAGCGGTGAGAGGTTGTTATTGAACTGTGTCATATCTGAGCTTGGCTTTAGCTGTTAAACTTGAGAGGTTGATTTCGACGTCCTTAATCTCGCCGTCGCCTATGTCGGTGCGGATGAGCGTCAGCGGGTCGAGGTCGGGCGACGCCATAGGCACCACCACGTCCTGCTGCATCGTGCGGCTCTGCTTGTGAGTGGTGGCCGTGGTGCCGTCGCCGTAGATGATGCCGCCCGCCGGCTGGTTGTCGAGCCAGTAGGTCTGCTTCTCGAGGTAGGCCATGGCGAGGTATCCGTTCTGAAGGTTGGTGATCGGAGCCGACGCCGACGGCCTGTAAGGGTAGAACGGCAGCTGATAGACTTCTTTCTCGCTGATGTATTCGGCACCCAGCAGCATGAAGCCGTCCTGGCTGACGTCGCCCGGTTGCAGGGCTACATAGTCGATGTCGCTGGTGAAGTCGCCAATGGTCTTCTCCTCGTTCTTGCCGAGTGTCACCAGTGGCGAGATGAAGAGCATCTCATAGCCTGTGAACGGCTCGGTCACGTCGTCCATCCACTTCCATGATATTGTCGCCGGCATCTCGCTCTTGGCGAAGGTGTATCGGCTGGTGGCGAAGGCCCACGCCTTGCCGTTGCGTGTATTCCTGAGTGCCGTGAGGTCATAGCTGACGGTGGGCGATGGCGTGCTGTAGGTGCCGCCGTTCATGAACCAGCTGATGTGTTCAAGGTGGAAGCGTCCCTGACCGTCTATGTACCAGTAGAGCTGGAAGATGTTGCGCAACATGTCGAGCACCGACGCCAGGGTGATGGGTGCCTTGTATGCCGGTGTCTTGTAGTCGCCGTTGGTGATATTCGACTTCGGCGTAATGAAGAGCGTCAGGTTGTCGTGTCCTGTCACCGGGTTGGTGTCCGAGAACAGGAATTCGCTGTAACCTTCCAGCGGCTCGAAGGTGACGTCGGGAGCCACCTCGGCCAGCAATACCGCCAAGGCCGACCACAGCGGATAGGCGTGGCGCAGCGTCATCGTGCGCATGAGGCTTTGCTCGGTGCTTATCTGCATGCCTGAGTTAAGGTCCAAGAACAGCGAGACGTTATTCCACAACGACTGTCCTATCGGCATCCAGGCACCGCTGACAGCCGTCGGCGCGGTGTAATATTTGTTGCTGCCGCGCACCGAGCCCCATTGTGTCGGGGTGAGGCTCAGAGTGGTGCTGTAGCTGTACACGAAGTTGGCGTACTGGGCGATGTAACGGTAGTTGGATGAGTATTCCACCAGGTCGTCGGTCGGACGGTCTACACCGGTGTCGACGTCGCAGAGCAAGCGGTCATAGATGCGCTTGACGCTGTACGACACGAAGACATTGGTCGCCTGTCCGGTGTCAGCGTCGAGCATCTGCACCGTGGCGGTGTCGGCCGGGTAGTTGGTCGCGCTGCCCTCGCTGTATTGGCGGTAGTACTTCTCAACGCCGTTGGTGTCCTCGATGGAGATGCGGAACAGGTAGGTGCCCACGTCAAGCCATCGCTTGAATCGTATCTGATACGGCTTGATGCCGACGGGATAGACGAGGTATTCGTATGTGGTGCGGTTGGTCGAACCGATGCCGAAATAGGTGCCGTTGCCGCCGCCGCTGCTGAGGCCGTCCACCTCCACCTCGTTATAAGCCTCGCGGGGTGTGAAGTGATAATTGTTGTACAAGTCCTCGAGAGTGACGGAGCTGTCTTCCACCTCCTGCTCCCAGTGCATGCCGCCGATGATGTTCGTCACGATGTCCTCGCCTACCACATACACCTGCGACAAGACTCTCTTATACCAGAACAGGTTGTTAATCTGAGGCTCCAGTTCCACGAGGTTGAACTCGCGATCCTTGCCGTCTTCGATGTCATTATACACGCTCTTGACTGACGGCCTCACGCTGATGATGCCATTGTCGGCGTCAACCTCACAATCGGTGAAGGCGAACTGAAGCGTGCAGAGGTCGGCCCATGAGTCGTCGTCGACATGCTTCCACTTCACGTCGATGAGGTAGGTCACCTCGAAGCGTGTGGCGTTGTCTATCTCGCTCATGATCCAGTCGTAGTCGTCGCGGATGAATTGCAATGAGTCCACCCACGACGGCTTGTAGTAGCGCGTATTGTCAGCCATCGTGTACTTGAGGGCGCACTTGTCGCCGTACACGGGACGCAGCGTGCGTGCCGTGCTCAGCGAGTCGTCTCTCTCGTTGCGGCGTTGTCCGGTGAATTGGTATTGTATCATGCCTCTATGATTGTGCGTTTGACGTTCTTGTATCGTATCATCATGCCTTTAGGCGTCATGATGTATTGCTGTGCATTCTGCTCGCGTATGGCGGCCACGTCGTCGCTGATGCCGAGCAGGTCAATCTGACTCTCGTTGGTGGCGACGCTGAGGTTGCCTACGTTGAAGCGGTTGAGGTATTTGTCGGCGAAGGTGCCGTCGTTCAATGAGCCGATCACTTGCGGTATTTCCTTGCGGAAACGGCGCGAGTTGCGTTTGTTTATCACGGCAAAGAACTCGCCGCCTTCTGCCCTGCGGCGTGTGCCGTCGGGCTTGGTGCCAAGGTCTACGTCGTGGCCCGACTGATGCGAGCCGCCTTGCAGCAGCTCGACGGTGCCTTCGGCGTATTGCTCCTGGACGGCGTTGCGGGCCATGAGCTTCGAGGCTGCAAATGAGCCCCACATGATAGCGAGTGCCGGTATGGCCCACGGGAAGCCAAGCTGCGACCATATCAATGCCGATGCGGTCACGAGGTCGCCCACTTGCTGAAGAGCTTGTATCTTGGCTTGGTCTTCCTGCGCTTTCTGCTGCTGCTCGAGGGCTTTCTTCTGGTTCTCTTTCTGAAGCTCGAGTTCTTTCTTTGCCGTCTCCACGTCGGCGGCGTAGCCGTTGGCCTTGGCCTGAAGTTCAAGCTCATAGGCGCGCTGGGCGGCTTCCACCTCCCTGTTGGTGTTCTCGACGGCCTGGTTGGCAGCCTCTACCCTTGCGTCCATCCATGTATAGAGGGCGTCCAGGGCGTATTGCATCGAGGTGCTGATGGCGGCTTTCTTGTCGTCGGTCAGCTCCAGCCCGAAGACGTCGTAGATGTCGCGCGGCACGTTGGCTGAGGCTATCTCGTTATTGATGCGCTTGATGGTGTCCTCTATTATCTTGACTTCAACATCCGACATCTTCTGCGATGCGGTGGCGTTGAGTTCAAGCACCTTCTTCAGACGTGCCTTCTCCTGCTCCAGACGGAACTTTGTCTTTTGGCGCTCGGTTTTTTCGAGGGTGTCAAACTCGGCGGCAGCGGCCTGCTGCTGTAGGTCGAACTCGGCCAACAGGAAGTCCTGGCGTGCTTGCAAGGCCTCCTGGTCGTACTTGGCGTTGATGAGGGTTTCGTCTTTGCGTTTGTCTTCGGCCAGCTGACGGTTGGCGGCAAGCTCCTGCTGACGCTGGTTCTCGATGAGTTTCAAACGGAGGTCGAGCTGCTGCTGTGTGCCTTCGGCTGCGAGGTCTATCTGCATCTGAAGGTTCTCGGCCTCAAGGCTCAGCATCTCGGCCTGGTGTTGCTCTTCGAGCTCCTTGCTCTTCTGGTCGTATTCGGCCTGGATGAGCAACAGCTGGGCTTCCATGTCTATCCTCTGCTGCTTGGTGAGGTCGGTCTCCTGCTTGAGACGGTTGTTCAAGTCCTCCAGACGGCGTGTGTATTCGGTATCGAGCAGAGTGCGCTGTTTTTCGATGCCTTCGGCCATGATGTTGTTCAGCATGTCCTCGGTCTCGCGTGTCGTGGCGAGTTCGGCGGCCGCCTGTTGCTTGTCAATGTCGGCGAGCTGCTGTTTGAGTTGTTTGCGCAGTGAAACCTGCACCTCGTTTAATGCCTTTTTCTGCTTGTCTGTGAGGTTCACCTCGTTGTCAAGCTGATATTGTATGTCGGCGATGGCTCGCGCTGTGGCAGCCTTGCTTTGCGCTCTCTGGCGGTCATAACCATTGGTGATGAGCTTAAGGCGTTCATCTTCGGCTTGGCGGAGGGTGTCGGTGACGCTGCGCTGTAAGGCTTTGTCCTCCTCGGCACGCTGGGCGGCTTGCTTTTGAGCGTCGGCATTGATGTCCTTGCCCTCGGTCGTGAGGTTGACGGCAATATCAACGGCTTTACCCGTGTTGTCAATCTGACCTTGGATGGCTTCAATGGCATCGTCAATCTTGACCCTTTCTACCTTGCCGTCAAGGTCAACATCGATGCGGATTCTCTTGTCGCCGCGAGCTTTGGCCTCGTTAAGGGTATTGAGTGTCTTGTGTAGTTCGTCGAGTTTAGCCTTGTTCTTGTCGAGGTTTGCTATCTCGTTGGCGTAGAAGCCCTGCTGCTGACCGTTGGCGCGGATGCGCTCGGCGAGCAGGTCGTCTTCGATTTTGCGGATTTCCTCGGTTGAGGCTTTGCGTGCCTGTGCCACTGACAGCTCACGTTGTAAGCCTTTGACGCGCTCGTCGCTGACCTCCTTAATCTTGCCCGATTCATAGTCCAGATATTCAAGCCACGATTTTTGAGCATCATTAAGTTTTTTCTGTTCCTTAGCTGCTTCACTTGCCCCCGTACTGAATGCCACCAGCGCGCCCACGACGGTCATCAATGCCGTGGCGAGCAAAACGTATGGGTTGGCTTTTGCAACCGCGTTAAAGGCCTTCTGAGCCACCGTGGCGGCGACGGTCTGCTTGGTTGCAAGCTGTTCTGCCTTAGCCTTGGCAAGTGTCTGTATCTTGCCGATGCCGAGCATGAGGTTCGACTGGTGTTGAAGCTGCGCCTGTATGGCGGTCAGGCCGTTGGTGATGGCGATGGTGGCCTGGAGCTTCTTTTGGGCTTCCTGCACGTCTTCGCTCTCGCTGTCGAATAACGACATCGCACCGGTGACGGTGGCAAAGCCACCTCCGGCGGCAGCCATGCCACCCAACACGCTATTGAGTGTCGAGGTGTCGGCGGCCATGTTCTTAACCTCAGCCTGTGCATCGCGGAATGCGTCTTTCAGCTCGGCAGCCTTGGCGACCACTTGCTGATACTCTTCGCTGTCGGCTTTGCCTTCCATGCGGAGCTGCACCAGCTCTTGTGTGAGGTCCATGATCTGAGTGCGGAGCGACTTGGTAGAGGCTTCATAGTTACCGACATTGAGCGAGGTCCTGCCGGTGGCAGCCTGCAACTCCTTCATGCGCTCGTATATCTCGGCGGTCTCTTTCTCCAGCTGCTTGCCCTCCTCGGTGAGACTGCGTTCCTCGGCTGTCATGGCGTTGAGTGCAATCTTGTTCAATGAGTATTGAGCCGAAAGACGGTCGTATGAACCCTCCTCGCTGTCGATGAGACGTGCGCGGAGCTTGGCAATGTTGTTAGCCTCGCGTATGGCGGTCTTGATGCGCTGGAGTTCCACGTTGGCCTCAGCCTCGGCTTTGTTACGCGCCTGTAACGCCTTGGTGAGCTCGTCGGTGTCGGCGGCTGCCTTGCGTATGGTCTGACGGCCTGCCTCGGTGGCACCCGACACGCCTTCCAAAGTGCCTTTGACGGCGAGGGCGTTTTTTTTGATATTCTCGTACACGTTCATGTATGAGTCGGACAGTTCGTCGAGCTTCTTGATAAGGTCGTCAATCGAGCTGTCGGGCTTGATGAGGTCGGAGTATTTTATCGGGTTGTTATTGTCCATTTACTTTTGTTTTTTCTGTTGTTTTTGCATCGTTTTAACAAATTCAAAAGCGTTGTAATATTCCAACACTGTCATCTTCTTGGCGTCGGCGTGGAGCTCTTTGGCTATCACCAGGCACATGTCCTCGAAGCTCTTGTCGTGTGCCACCTCCGCGCTGTTCTTGCCTTCAAACGACCTCGGCTTGTCGCTGGTGACGAGCCTGGTTGTCAGCTCCTCCACCTCCTGTCGTTTCTCCTCGGTCTCGCCGTTCTCGATGATGTCGAGCAACAGCAGCGTTCTTTTGCGCAAGGTGTCATAGTATTCCTTTACTTCGGCGTCGTCCGAAAGGGCCGGAAAATAGACGCGAAACTCCTCCTCGATTTTTTTTTTGGTGGCCTCCGTCTCAGCGGCCACCTTTTTCTTTGTGCAAGCGTCGAGCTTGTGCCTCGTGGTCTCGAGGTCATTGACCGAGGCATAAGGGCACGGCTCGCCGTCAATCGACTTCACCAGTGCGGCAAAGGCCATGTGCTTGGGCGACACGCCCTGCTGAATCATGTAGACGTTCTGGCGCATGTTGGCAAGTTCCTTGATGGCGTTGTCGTTGTCCTTTGCCATAAGGAAGCGTGTCACACGCTCGATGTGGCTGTCGAAATCGGCAAGGTCGGAGCCTATGCCGGCGTCGATGAGCAACATCTTGTTAAAGGCGTGGAAGCGCACAATCGGCAGCTCGTCGATTGAGTCGTAAATCTCTACTATGTGTCCGTCAAGGTCGATAATCTTCATAGCAGCCTCCTTGAAATCATTGTCGAGAAAAACGGAACGACGAGCAGCAGCGCGTCGCCTGTGACGGCGGCGGCCACGCACACGATTATCACGCTGCACCACCACGAGAGGCAGAAGTCGCAAGTGAATAACTCGTGAAAGAAGTCATTGGGGCTGTGTCTTTGTAGCCAGTCGAGGATACGCCATTTTTTCGCCAGTATGAGGAGCCACGCGGCGAGTGAACCTGTCAGGAGCGATGCGATGAGAACCTTTGTCATTTCGTTTGTGTATTGCAGTTTTCGTGAATTATCAATTCGCCTTCCAGACGGAAACCGCCGTAAGGCGACATAAGGAACTGGTTGTCGGTCTCGTTGAGCGAGAAGCCGGCGTATATGTTTTCCGCAAGCTCGATGATGCGGTTGATTGCGAATGAGCCTTGTGTGAGTGTCATGCCGTTGAAGGCGTCGAGGATGTCGGCCTTGGCCTGCTCGCGGTTGCGGTTCATGGCGTTGTACACGCGGCGGAAGTCGAGCCACACAATCCAAGCGAAGCGCGCCTTGATGCTCACTTGCAGATGGTGTTCCCAATCGACGTCCTGCGGGTCGTCAACCCAGAAAAACGAGAAGTTGCCGAGCTGATCGGTAGGTGTGAGCTCGGTGTAGTCGTTATCGTGGTAGTACCAGCAAGGCGTGTAGATGCGGCGGTTGTGGTCGTCGTACTTCACCAGCCGCTCGGCGCGTCCGAAGGCGTTGTCGAGCCATCCGAGCGTGCCGACCAGTGCGTTGTTCATGTCCTTGAACACCTTGTCGAGCAGTTCGGGGTTCTGTCCTGTCACGAGGTTGTTGCCGTTGTGTGCTGTGCCTTTATTAGCCATATATTGTCTCCTTTGCGGTCTTCAATAGTTCGGGGTAGATGTATTGCCAAATGAGTTCGGCGAGGTTCTCCTGGGTCAGTCCCAGGATGCCTCTGCCGTATTTCTTCATGAGTTTTTCGGTCTTCCAGTCGGAGGCCTTTATTTCGAAGCGGTCGTTGCCGACCGTGATGTAGAATGACTCGTGGAAGTCGCCCGTGTCGCGCAGTGTCACGCGGTCGGTCGGCTGTCCTTTCATCTTCTTTATCTCAATGGTGTAGGGTGAGTATGGTGCATAGTCCGATATTTTCACTCCGAGGCGGTTCACGCCTTGCTCGAAGAGTTGCTGCTCGGCGTTCATGTCGCAGATGAACGACTCGTTGTCCTTCACGATGCGGCTCAAATAGAGACCGCCCACAAGGCCGTTTTTAAAGCCTGTGACGCGTTCTCTCAGTTGCACTATACTGTTTAACCCTGCCATTGTTTTAATCTCTTAGAATGCCGTTCTATACTTTACACCGTGGTTGTTGCATGTCAGACAGATGCGGTCAAGGCCCTGGGTGTCGAGTGAGAGGGCTTCGTATGCCTTCTCCAGTTCGAAGCCGAGGCCGCCGCGACGTCCCGCCGTGTTGCCATCCAACTCATAGAGGATGTCGGTGCGCGTGGCGTTGCTCTGGTTGCGGTTCACTCTGACGTTAGGGTTCATCGCAAGGGTGCGCAATGCGTTGTAGGCCACCTGACGCTGGATGACGGTCTGGAATATCTGACGCTGCGAGATGATGAAGTCGGTGAGGTCGCAGCCTACCGACACCTCGCAGTTCAGTCCGTAGTTCTGTGTGTTGGTATAAATGGTCTCGGCGATATCCCACAGCGTCGGGTTGGCGGTGAAGCCTTGCGGCGTGGTGTGGGCGCACGGCGACACCTGCATGTACTTTGTCAGCTCGCGCCATGTCTCGATGCTTCCCATGTTGCAAGTGCCGCACGGCTCACGGCTCCAGTCTTTCGACATGTTGATAGCCTCCATGCCAACAGGGAGGTCGTTCTGGTTATACACGAGATACCAGCTGCCGCCGCTATTGTTGCCGCTGCTGATATATGGCAGATACCAGTTGACCTCGAACCAGTGGAATGAGCCGTTGGCGTTGTCGATATAGACGGTCTTAGTCTGTATCGGCGTCGGCTGTGACGAATGGAAGAGATAAAGTTTCACGAAGCCTGTGGCGCCGTACATCTGAAGGCCTACCTTCTCAATCTTCATGGTGACGCCCATGGAGCGCACCGGCACGATCTCGAAGCCCACGAGCTTGCCTGTGCCGAGGATGGTCGATTTCAAGCGGCCCGCTCCGTCGAAGAAAGTGCGACGCTCCAAGAGGTCGCGTGTCTCGCTCTTGAGCTGCTTCATCTGAATGAAGGTCTGCACCGCCTGGGCGATGCCCGCCTCGGTCATGGTCTGCAAGAAGTCGGTCAGCGGGTTCCACGCCACCCAGTAGGCGTTGCCGTAGTCGGCAGAGAAGTCGCCGTTGAAGTCGCTTGACTGCGGCTGCTGGTTGGTGTTGTCCTGTTTGGCCTTCCACACCCAGCCGCCGTGCGACACCTTCGCGCCGGTGACGTAGTTCTTTGTCGCGTCCCAGGCAGGGTATTGCATGCCGTAGTTGTCTGGCATGATGGCCGCCATGTTCTCGATGGTCATGAGCGGGTGCGCGTCCTGGAAGTACAGGCCGCTTTCGGAGCGTGTGAGCGCGCTGTCGACGTATTGTGTCGGGTCGAAGGCCTGACGCCAGCCCACCACCTTGCCGAGTTCTCTCTGTATGTCGTTTATTCTTACCATTCTTTCTGTTTGTATTTAAAAGGGGCGTGAGGCGAGCCCCACACCCCCGCTGGTGACACTATATCGGAATAGAATCAGATTTAATCTGTTCCACCGGCTGACTCAACCTCTGGCTGGAATTCAGCGGCGTTGGTGACGTACACTGGCATGCCGAGTGGTGTGTCTGTTGCGCGAGCTGCGATTTCAGCTTTGATGATTGGGTTGGCCACTGTTGACGGTGCGCTGTTGTAAGCCACGATGAAAGCGACATCCAATGAGAAAGCGTAGTGTTCCTTCACGTTGCACACCATGTCGGCTGAGGCGTCGCCTGCGATGCTTGACACATCGCCGACTGACTTGTAGAAGTGGTAGCCGACCTCAGTGTTGATGTAAGGGATACGAGTTACGCCCCATTCGTTGTCGTTGACATTGGTCTTGGTGTTTAGCAATGCCTCGCGGTCAACGCGTGTCAGGATAGCGACGTTGCCGTCTTCGACTGCGAAGAATGTGCCGTTCATGCCTTCCTCGTTCTCGACGCGGTTGGTGAAGTGGAACACCTTGCCGTCGTACTCCAACTGCTTGTTCACGTCGTTGTAGAGGCCGTGCTGGGCGAGTTTTCTCATGAGAGAATCAATGCCGGCGTTGCCGATGATGTGAATCTGGCCTGGGTAGGCGTTGGCTCGCATGATAGGGTTGATGTCACCGATGACCTCTGTTGCCATCTGTGTCGGGATTTCCATCACGTTGCTGGTGATGGTGTAGTTCAACGGGTCGGTGAAGACTTTTGTCTTCTGTGCCTCGAGAGCTGCCACAGCGTCGGTGTCGAATGCCGATGCCAAGGCGCGGCTCACCTTCTCCATTTTGCGGCTGAAATCGTGCATGTAGCTGATTTCGTTGTTCAGATAGAGAGCCGGCACCATTGTGAACTCGACCTGATAGGTTGAGAAGACAACGGTGTAGAGAGCTGATGTGTTCTCGTCGTCGCTGATTGAACAGCTGCGGGCTGTCTTGACTGTGACGTCACCGTCGTAGTTAATCACCGGAATCTGGACGGTGTTGCCGATTGAACGGAAGGCACGGTCTCTCAATTCAGGTGTGATGATGGAGTTCGGTGATTCGGACTGAGTGATGAAGAAGTCCAATGCGCCGTACTCCTCTGGGCGTGTCATATTGCGATCGAATTTCGGGTCTTCAACACGCCAATTCTGTAATCTGGTTTGTACTAAACTCATTTTTTGTGTGTTTTAATGTGTTAATGAATGGCGGGTTTACCCTTGACCGCGCGTTTGCTAATCTTGTTATTGTATCGGCAGCTTGCCGATGTTGTTTTCCTTCCACGCTTTGTCGAAAGCATCGAAATACTCCTTTGTGCCGTACACTACGCCTTTTTGCATCAGCATAGTCTTGATGGCTTCTGATGCCTCGACCTGTGTCCTCGCGCCTTCAACAGTCACGCCGTTGTCATTTGGTTTGGGGTCGGTAGGGCCGGTGCCGCCGCCTGTTTGCTTGCGTCCCTTCTCAAGCACGCCGAGGGCTTCGAGCTGCTGTGTGAACATCTCGCCCACGGTGTAGAAGTTGAGGTTGTTTTCCTTGTTGCGCTTCGGCGCTCCGTTCTCATCCAAGAAGGTGAGAATCTTGCCGCCCTTGCCGTCGTCGATGTATTCGGGCTTCATGCCTTTGACGGCTGCCGCCGCCTGGTCGGTGAGAACCTTGATGACGTTTTCGGTGAGGCCCGCCTTGAACTTGAGACCTGCCGTTACGGCTTTTAGTTCCGAATCGACATGGACGCCGAGGAGTTCCTGAGCGTGTTTGCTCTCCTGCTCCTGGAAGCGGTTTTTGAGGTCGTTGTAGTCGCCGGTGACTTTGGTGAGGTCGGCCTTGGCTTGCTTGAGCTGCTTGGCCGTCTCGCCGTCGGCACCGCCTTCTGCGATGACCTTGTTCAATCGTGTTATCTCCTTGTCTTTGTCGGCGATGGTTGACTGGAGCTGTGCCGCGCTGTCGGCTTTCTCCTTGAGACTGCCGATGACGCGCTTGGCGTAGAGGTACGTTTTCTCAGTGCCGTCTTTGGCGATGCCGCTGGCGGTGAGAATGTCGTTGTCGAGGCCGCCGTAAATCTCGCCTGTCTTGTTGGCGATAACGGTGTCCTCGTCATTTTGCGAGAGTGTGACGATAGCCGCCTTCTGCTCGTCGGTCAATGTGGCGAGCGTCGGGTTGGCATTGAGTAAATCATTGTTGAGTGCCATAGTAATTTTCCCTTTATTTTATGGTTTGTAATTGTGTGAATTTACTTTTTCGCTGCCGGTTTGGACTCTTTTTTCGGTGCCCATCCCTCGGCGCGGAGTTTCGCCATGATCTTCTCTGTCATGGCCGCCTCTTTGGCTTCGTCTTCTTCTCTCTGACGTTTTTCGGCTGCTTCCCTGGCCGCCTTTGCGCGTGCTGCCTTCTCGGCTTCGATGCGCTCGGCGTTGGCTTTTATCCACTCGTTAGGGTCGTGGAGTATTGTCACTCTGTAACCCAGGCTGCGCAGATGATGGATGCCGCCGTGTTCGATGAACTTTTTGCCAAATGCCTGCAAGCGCACGGCTCCGATATATGCACCGGTGCTCTCACTAAAGCGTTTGTGCTCCTGTTCAAGCAGACAATGGTAACTTCTCTCCTCACCCTTCGGGCAGATGAAGTTGTCCTTTGTCACGTCTTTGAGGAGCTTAAGCCCCTCCTTGGTTTGAATCTGTTCCATAGCTCAATAGTGTTTGTTTGATTGTGTTAATACGTTTATCGTATGACAGTGCCGAGCCGAAGTCCAGCACGTTCATATTTTCGCGTTCAAAGCGGCGCACCAGCGAAGGGAAGTCAAGTTTAAGCCTTAACTCCGCGTCGCTGATTAAGCCTTTACCATGTAACTCCAATGCCTCTGTTGCGGTGAGGTGGTGCATAGGCTCCAGCTCGAAGAGCATCATCATGCGGCGCATCTGCATCGGGTCGTTATGATACTCCGACTCAATGATCTGACGCTGCATGGCGTCGAGTTCGGTCTCGGTGGCTCCGGCATCCTTGGCGGCCTTGTATTCCTCGCGGAGCTGTGCGGTGGTCGAGAGGAAGAATTTGGTGCCGTAGCTGATGGAACTCGAAACGAAGTCCGCGCCGTAGCGCAGACGTGCGCAAGTCTCGTCGACGAACTTCTGGGCTGCCTCGAAGCCGCGCTTGACACGGTTCAACACCGTGGTCTGCGACTCGAAGTTTGCCATGATCTGCTGCTCGTTCAGCGCCTCGCGCTGTGTTATCTCCTCGCTCTGACCCACAACCGCTGTGATGATGTCGCTGCGCAGACGCTTCTCCTCGCTGACGTTGTATTCGAGCGAGTTCTTGTCAACGGTCAACATCTGAATAGGGTTGCGGAGGTCGGGCTGTTCCTTGCCGTCGGGAATAGGTATCTCGACGAAGGAGCCTGGTCCTACGGTGCGCTTCTCGCCGCACTTCGGGCATCTCAGAAGCATGCCGCTCGCGTCGTACTGGTAATAGCCTTCTTTGTTCTTGAGGAAACCGCCGTCGCAATAGTCGCCGTTCTCGGCATTGCTGAAGTCGCAAGCCTGCTCATAGCCGCTGTAAATCGGATAAGAGCCTGAGAGGTCGAGCTGACGCTTGCTGAGGTGGTAGAAGAGGAACCAGTCGAGCGAGTCGAGCTGCTTGGTGAGTGGACTTTCCTTTACGTCAGGGTCTTCGAGTGACAACGGCTCGCTCCAGAAGAAACGTGCAGGACAATAGCCGAGGTCGTGTGCGTGCTCCGACAGCAGCTCGCCGATGTTGTCGTCCTTCTCCTTGCGGAAGATGCGGTACGACGCCTCGTCGATGACGGCGATGTGATCGTCGTGCTGACGGAAGACGATGTACTTCATCACGCCTGTGTCGCGGTCGGCATCGTAGGTGATGACCGAGCCGATAGGCAGCCAGTAGAAGTAAGGCTCAGGACGCTCGCCGCTCTGCTCCTCGGGCAAGTCGCAAATCAAAACCGAGTTGATGTCGGTCTTGAAAAACTCCCAGCCCTTGGTGCTCCACACCTGGGGCTCATTGAGCTTGGCGGTGCGGTACTCCTCCCAGTCGGCTCCGTATTCGGGTGCCGTGAACTGATAGGAATAAACGGGGTTGCGTCCGTCGAAGATGCGCGAGAGCTTGTCGAAGCACACGCTCGTTATCTCGTTGGTCTTGACAGGCCAGCGGAACATCGAGCAGAAGACCTTGTATTTGTCGTGAGGCAAAATGTTCTTGACAAAGTTCAGAAAGTCCGAGGTGGGCTGGTTCATATACGCCGAGAGCCGCGTCTGCGCATGGAAGCGGATGCGGTACTGGTGGAACTCGGCGCGGCGTATGGTGCTGCGCTTCTTGCCCTCCTTGATGGCCTTTCTTATATCACTTTCTGTCAAGTTTACCATTGCTGAACACGAATTTTGAATCCTGTGGCAGCTGCCAGCCGCCGTTGTTTCTCATAGCGAGGAGACGCTCGGCGTGAGCGGCCTCGAACTCCTGCTCCATGCCGTACTGCGGCACGACGAGCTTTACTGTTGTCACTTTTGCGCCCATGATGCTTGTGGTTTAAAGGTCAGTCAATGGGTTGAAGTCGGTTGGTTTCACCACGGCGAAGTGGTCGCTCCAGTTTGGCAGGAAACTCCAGTTGAGGGCGTTGCTGTCCTGTGCCTCAAGTCCGCCCAGGAGTTTGTCGCCTACGAAGAGGCTGCGCACTGGGATCGGGTAGTAGGTTGTGGCTGTGGTGGCGTCCTGGATGGCTCCTATCTGGCCGTTCTCGTTGAAGAGATAAACGCCGAGGTTGCCTGCCATTGCCTCGCACATGAGTTCCTTCATGATTGCGATGGTGCTCTGTGGCACGCCCTTCATATTGCTGGTGAAGTTGACGGCGTTGCGTCCGACGACGGTTGCGATGCCGCCTACCGACTCGTTGCCGCCGCCCTCGGTGATAGCGTCGCCGCCTTCAGTGGTCGGTGCGCTGATGTAAGGGCTGATGACGATCTTTGTGCCTGTTGCCGAACTCTTGAAAGCAGTCCAGCTGGCGAGGAGCTTGATGTCGTTTGATGTGGTGAATGAGTTTTTGGTGCCTGATGCGTCGAGACGCTGGAAGGCTACCTTCTGAATTTGTCCGAAGTTTTCAGCGCATGTAACTGCTGGAATTGCTGTCAGGGATGTGCCGGCCGGACATGAACATACTATTGCCATAATGTTGTCAATTTAAGGTTAGTAATTAGTTGGAACTGTCGGCTTACCCTTGGCCTCGGTTGTATTTCGTTTGCAAAAATACAAAACTATTTCACTATGCAAGAGTTTTTTTGAAAAAATTTTCATTTTCACTCGGTTAGGACATAAAAAACAGCGGCTCGGCTGGGAACCGAGCCAAACGCTGTGCAGAAATTCAAACTACTGAAAAAAATCTTCGACTATGAAAAAAAGTGGAGTAAATGCTTGTCAATGTACTTTTACGCCTCGCACGCCGCCGCCGTAGGGTCGGGTGTCGCCGTCCATGATCTCTTTCTCGTAGATGCCGGTGAGACAGTCCTCGATGTCGTCGTGGGCGTTGGCCCCGAAGTCGCGGAGAAAGCGCGTGAGGTGGTCGTATATCTTGGGCCATCGTGTCTGCCAGCCAAAGGGCATGACGATGGTGTTGTTTACCGATGCCGAGTTGGTCGTCACTCGGCTCTCTTTGTTGCCTGTCTGGGCGAACATCGCCACGGCCGCCCTCACCTTGCGGGTGATGACCTTGCCGAAGCCCGAGCCGCCGTTGTTGCTCTCCACCCATGCCTTCTGAGTGCCGTTGCGGTTTATCATCTCTGGCACGGTGACGGTGGTGACGTCGGTAGGCTCGTCGGTCATCATCATGTCGGTGACGAGCGCGAAGAGTATAGGCTCGAAGCGTTTCTTCTGCTCGTTGAAATACACGTTGTCGCTGCGGTATATGTCGTAGCACACCGAGGCGAGGTAGTCGGTGCCTTCGTCGGCCACGTCGGTGTAGTTGCCGCTGCGGACGTAGGTGCCGTAGTCCGACTTCTCGACGTAGGTCTTGAACTCGTTTTGATACAAACGGCCTTCTGAGCCGCCTGGGTTGCCTTGATAGAGGCAGTTGAACTGCACTGGGTCGAGGTCGCGGGCTTCGATGAGCTTCTGCTTGCTGTGGCGTGCAGGCCACAACGCCTCGCCTTTCTCGCGCGGGTCGAGTTCCGTCGGCTCGCCTGTCTTGATGGCCTCGAAGTTGATGCGCACCCAGGCTCCGCGCGGCACGTTCTCGACATCGCTCCAGCTCTTCACGTCGATGACTTGCTCGCCCGATTGGACGATGCGCCCTATGAGGTCATCTTCGTGCCAACGTGTAAAGACGATAAGCTCTTGGCTGTCGTTGTGCAAACGTGTGCGGACGACGGTGGTGTACCACTTCCAAGCGGCCTCGCGCACCACCGGCGAATTGCCCTCGGCGTAGTCCTTGTAAACGTCGTCGAGTATCATCACGTCGATGGTCTTTGAGGTGAGCGAGCCGCCGCGTCCCACCACACGCAGCGAGCCTCGGTGGTTCACTATCTCGAACACGTCGCTGTTGCGGAGGTAGTTGTTGGCCATCGTGACGACGTTTGAGCCTGAGAGCTGTGTGTCGGGGAAGAGCTCGCGGTACTGGTCGGTGTCGATTATGCGCTGCACGTCGCGGTTGAAGTCCTTGGCGATGGTGGCGGCATACGAGCCGATGCCTATCTTGGTGTCGGGGTTGAGGCCGAGCATGAACGACGGCAGCATTCGTGACGACAACTGGCTTTTGCCATGCTGCGGGGCCATCTGAATTATCATTTTGCGGATGGTGCCGTGTGCGAACATGTCGAGCAGTCGCATCATGGCGGTGTGCGCCCATGTCGCCTGGTAGTCGGGCTGCATGTAGCGCACAAACGCCTCGAGGTTGCGCCTCGCCATCGTCTGCTCGTAATATGCCAGTTGGTCGGTCATTGTCTTGGTTTGAAGTTGTCGCACGCCTTGGTGCCTCTGATTATGAGCCACTCGTTATGAGGGCAGCGCAGCCCTATCGGACGGCCTTGCCAGTCCTGGTTGATGTGCTTGGTGTCCCACGTCGCAAGGGCGCAGTGGTCGCATATCTCAGTCGGTTGTGTCGGTCTCGTAGCCTTCGCCATAGTGGTTCTTCATGTATTGTTCGTGTTTCGCGTCCTGGATTTTGCGCACTATCTCCATCTTCACGTCGTCGGGGAGGTTGTCGAAGTCGGGGTCTTCCTTCTTGACGTTGAGGTTGCCGTTTATCTCCTGCTTCTCTATCAGCTCGCCTTTGAGCTGTGCGAGGAACTTGGCGGCCTTGGTCTTGCCCGCTGTGGCGGCTTTTATCTGCCCGAAGAGGATGGCGTCGTTCATCGTGACGAGCTTTTTGGCGCCGTCGGGGAGCTTTATCTCGATAGGCAGCTGAAGCAAATCTTCGAGCATGTCTTTCCAGCGTCGTTTCTCGGCGGCTTTCTCACCTTTGGCGATGCCGCCTTTGCGTCCCATCTCCGCCGCTATTCCGCCGCTATTGAACTGCGTCGGGGTTTTGTTACCTTTGGCGAATTTCCCTTTTTCGTCTCTGTCTTTTGCTGCCATAGTTGTGAAATTTTAAAGAGCCGTAAGTTTTTTACGGCTCGAAGTCTGAGTTTCCTTGTCCTGAGTTGTCACCTGGGTTGTCGCCCTCCACGTTGCCGTTGCCTTCGGTGATGTCAACGTCTTCCACGTCGTTGCCGAACTTGTCGGTCTTTTGCCATTGCACTTGCGAGGCGAACTTCTTTGAGAATTTCGGGTTCACCGTACATCCGAGGCGGCTCACGGCGTTGCGCGCTGTCAGCATCTCGGCTGTCGCCACGATCTGCTCGCGTGTCTTCGGGTCTTCGTGGTCTTTCACCGAAAGTATGATGTTCGGGTAGAGTGTGAGGAAGTTCTGGCCGAGGTCGCAGCGGTGTCCGAGAAGGAGCATCTGCTCGGCGGTATTCATAAACTCCTCGACGCAGGCCTTCATTGTCGAGCGTTCATAGGTGGTGTTGCGGCAAGCCAGCTCCACCAGCTCGTCGAATGTCATCTTGCCGGCGAAGATCGGGCGTGCGTAGAATGAGTGGGTCTGTCCTTCCTTTCCTTGGAACTCTTTGACCTGATATCTGATTTTTGTCATAATGTTGAGTTTTTAGGGTTATTGAATAAAGTTACTTTATTTATCGCCTAAAGTAACTCTACGCGCACGCAGAGTCACTTTAGCGAGTTTGTTGAGTTATTTTCTTCGTTGTTTAACTTGATTGCTTTTTGCCCCGTCAGCTTCTCCCAACGGGCAATGATTACGTCGCAGTAGTGGGGGTCGAGTTCCATCATGCGACACTTGCGGCCAAGTTGCTCGCAGGCTATCATGGTGGAACCGCTGCCACCGAACACGTCGAGCACGATTTCACCCTCTCGGCTGCTGGTCTTAATGCCGCGAGCGCAAAGGGCAATCGGTTTCGGTGTGGCATGGTCGAGATCTTCACGCTCTTCTGCTGATGTGCGGTCGAAGTGCCATACGTTGTTCATGTTGTCGTGAGTGTTGTCGAAGTAGGCACGGGTAGAATACCACTCGCGTTTGATTTCCTCAAACTCGCGTTTGATTTCCTCAAACTCGCGTTTGAATATGTCGATGCCGATACTTGCAGCGTAGGCTTTCACGGCTTCATAGTTCTCTTTGGTGATAAAGGCAAATTGGCTCTTGCTGTACCAATGATTGACTGACCGCCCGTCAGCCTTGCCGATTGCATGGGCGATTGTGTGGTCACTCTGCCCAATCTTCTTTATTTCTTCCTCAAAGTAGATGCGTATCGGCTCCCATCCCTCAAAGTAGTTGTCTTGGTTGATGTTGAAACCTTGCACACCATTCATGACAAACAGGCACTTTTCATCAGCAATGGCATACTTTCGGAAATCTTCGGAGCGTTGTCCCTGCCCGTTGCCTTTGTCCCATGTTATGAGGTTGCGGAATGTTATCTCGTTGCGTTTCTGCATCGGTCGCAGAATGTTGCTGTATATATCCATGAGCGGCTCGTCTATTCCCCAGCAATACCATGAGCCGTTGTCTTTCAGATTGGCAAAGGTGAGAGGAATCCACCGCTTGTTGAACTCCAAGAGGTCGTCGAAGTTGAGATTGTCGTTCAGCACTCCCTCGCTCTCCTTCTTCATGCCGTATGGTGGGTCTGTGAACACCAAGTCGGCACGTTCCCCATTCATCAGCCTTGCCACGTCCTCGGTCTTGGTAGAGTCACCACACATAAGACGATGTGCGCCCAGTTGCCAAATCTCGCCAGCCTTGACCTTGGTTTCGTACTTTGCATCGGGATCGAAGTCGTCCTCCTTCACCTCGGAGTGTTTTTTGTCCTTGCTATCGTCACCGTCCCCCTCATCATGCGGGAAGTCAACACCCCAGTCGGAGAGGTCGGCCTCGTCCCACTCGTTGGCGAGCATGTCCCAGTCCCATTCACCGAAGCTGGCGTTGTCCTTGATGATGAACTCGCGCTTCTGCTCGTCGCTCCATCCCTCGGCGGTGGTGATCCAGCTGTCGGGCACCTCGCCGCCCTTGCCGTATATCTCTTGCAAGGCGCGGAGGCGCATGTTGCCGCCAAGCACCACGCCGTTCTCGTCAACCACGATAGGACGCTTCTCCATCATCTGAGGGAAGGTCTCAATCGACTTCACGAGCTTGCCGAACTTGTCGTCTTTCAATATGCGCGGGTTGTCGGGGTTCGGTTTGATTTTCGATAGCTTCATCTTCTGTTCGTTTTGTTGTATTCGTCAAAATAGCCGTCGAGCTGTTCCAGGGCTTCGAGAGCCTCGGCAGCGTCGAGGGCGATGCGGATGGCGTCGGTGCGGTTCTCGGTGTAGAGAGCCACGCCCGTTATGCGGCCCTCAGTCCAGAGCGGCATGTAGGCCGTGATGATCTGAGGGTCGATGCGGACGTTGCCGATGCGGATGATATGTCTGTGCGTTCTCATGAGCTTAACTGTGTGTGTTTCTGCGGTGCAAAGATAGCGAAACTATTTCATAGTGCAAGAGTTTTTTTTAAAAAATTCTACATCGGGCCGAGTTCAAAGGTGTAATTGTCATCCCAGAAGCCCATACGGTTCAGCTGTTCATACACCCAATCGGCAATCTCAAAGTTGACTAATCGGCCTCGGTGTTCGTCGTTGCCGTAGAGTGCGATGCTGAAATGGTCGCCGGAGTCGTGATACTGAATAACACGATAATAATTGCCGCCCACTTCTATTGCAAAGGGCAATTTGACATTATAGTCCGACGTGCTTTTGTCGTCCATTGGTTCGTCGGCCTGCTGATAAAATTGCTTGATGCGGTCTTTGATGAGATGGTTGATATGAGCGCAAAGTTCACCTTGGGCGTTCATGTAGTCTCGCTCAGCGTTTTTGACGCGAGCCTCAAGCTCGTTAAACTTGGCTGTTTGTAAGTGTGATAGTGTCATCGTTATAGTGTCAGTTGTTTTGGGTGTTATTAGGCTCGAAAATATCCTCGAATTTGTCACGGATTTTGTCGTACATCTCGCAAATCTGCACCTTCATGTCGCGGGTCGGGATGTACGATTGCAGGTCGTTCAGGTAGCTGTCGATGTCCTTCTTGAGGCGCGAGGCTTTCTGCTGGGTCTGGCCGCAGATGAGGCCGCGCTGTCGCAGCTCGTCGTTGAGGTCGTCGATGTTGTCGGCTGCCATCAGAAGCAGCAGGTGAGCGGTCTGAGCGCGCTTGTTGCAGCGTTCCACGGCTGCCTTGTCTTGCTTGAAAGCGTCAATGAGTTTTTTCTTTGGGGTCATAGTGTTATAGGTTTAGTTTGTTTATGTGTTATTTCGATTGCTCTGAAAATTTCATACATTACTTCCGGACAAATTGCGTTGCCGTAGGCTTTGAGGGCTTCGGTTCTCCATTTTCCGAAAGAAATGGTAAGGCCGTCCACATCAAAGGGAAGCCCATCATTTCCTCGGTGAACAGGGGAGACAGACGGGAAGTCCCGCCATCGGGTGCCGCAGACTTGTCCGGCTTGCCATTCTCGTCTAACGGAATCGTCAGGACTGCCATCATGTGTTTCAGCGAGTCCATCCGCTGTTCGCCTGTGTCCTTCCTGATTGCTGCCGTACCCTCCATGAAGTCGGATGCTATCGGGGTAGGGAGCATTCCGTAGAAGTGCAGATAGTCCATCAGTCCGCTCGGATGTTGGTCTTTCCCCTCGTCGGGTCTGCCCCTGAATGCCGTCTGCCCCTGGTCGATTGCTCGTTGCACTCTGTCCTTGTGATAGACTTCCACGCTCATCGGTGTCGGCAATAGGTCGTGCATCGCTCTGTCCGCAAGTCCCATGCTGTGACTGCTCTCGGCTTTGTTGTTGTACCTGCGTCCGTTCTCGTTCACCTTGCTGTTCGGATGCGGATTGTCCACCACTACAGGTGTCGGCAACAACTCGCCTTGCGACGATGAACACCCTGTCCCGTCGGTGGGGGGGCTCCGACGGCACAAGCCGGTATAAGAACCGGCTGGACTGCGTATCCGTGACCTTCAAGGTCAGTGCAGATGCGTTGCAGGGTAAAGGTCTCTCGCAGTTGATATTGTCCTCGAACGTCGTTAATCTCTGCGAATAGAGAGGCTGGACTTGCCACCTTAGAAACCTCGCCCTGCTCGACCATCGTGAGGATGCCAGCAACGTTTTCAGCCACAACCCAAGTGGGCTGGATTTCATCGATGGCGCGATACATGCTTGGCCAGAGGTAGCGGTCATCCTCCGCGCCTCTTCTCCGCCCGGCATAACTGAATGGCTGGCAAGGAAATCCGCCAGTGAGGACATCGATTTGTCCTCTGTATTGTTTGAAATCGGTTTTTGTGATGTCCTCATAAGAGTCTGAATTTGGGAACCAGTATTCAAGCACACGGCGGCCAAACGGATTTATCTCGCAGTGAAATACGTTAGTCCATTCCAACATTGCGGCGGCTATCTCCGGCCCGCCGATGCCTGAAAACACTGATGCGTGTGTCATGGTTATTTTTTCTTTTCGTTTTCAAAATGATAGCCTTTGTAGGTTTGCACTCGGCCGCAGCGCACCTGGTTGATGCCGCTGACGGTGGCGTTGTTAGCTATGCCGAACAGAGCCACGGCGGCCAGTCGGCTGTTGGGGTATGTGCCGAGCAGGCGTCCCTGGGCGTCGTAGGCGGTCACAGGGCGCGAGTTGCTGCTTATCTGATTAGGCAGCGGCGCACGCTTGCCGGCGCGGTGCAGGGCCGTCAGACGGTCGCACTCGGCGCGGAGCTTGGCGATGAGGTCGATGTCCTGCTTCGGGGTGTTCAACGCCAGCCACAGGGCTGCGAACTCCGGCCGGCACTTCCACTTGGGAAGGTCGAGCCAGGTGTTGTGGTTTATCTTATACAACATGGCGGTCGTTATGATAAGGGTTCAACGGGCAGCTTTGGTCTTCGCACTGGTCGCAGCGGCGGTCGCAGTTCTTGTGTTCGATGTAGTAGCTCAGCACGAGCAGAAATCCCAGTGAGCTGATGACGGCGGGGATAATCAAAAGGATGATGAAGATGATAAGTGCTTCCATGGTGCTATTTGATCGGTTTGAAATTTATCTCAATATCGAAGCCTTGATAGGCATATCCAAGTCTGTTGGCAGTCTCCATCATGTCATCATACACCATTATGCCGAGGGCGTGCTTGCATGGCATCTCGTCATCATTGTCGCCGTACTCATGGACTTCCGACCAGTTCTGGTCAACGTCTTTAAGTATCACGCCGTTGTCGGCGAATTCGAGTGTGTAGTGTAGTTTTTGTGTGTTTTCCATAGTTATTCTCTCATGTAATCAGTTACGATGTCATAAAATTGCTCGAATGTCCGCACCACCTCGTAGCGGTAGCCTTGCGCCTCCACTGCTTGCTGCCACAGCTTCTGCTCGGGCTCCTGATAGGTGCGGCGTGTGGTGTCGGTCTTCTCGCGCTTAAACTCAATGCAGAGACCGTGATGCTTGGTCGAAGGCACCAGCAGGATCATGTCGGCCACGCCAGCCGTCAAGCCCTCCTGCTTCTTCTCGCGCTGCTCATAGCGGCTGCGACGCTGCCCATTCGGCACGGCAAAGAGGTTGAGGGCGAATCGCGAGTATTGCGCCCTGAACCATCTCACGCAGCCTGCCTGGAGGTCATGCTCGATGCTCTTAGAACAGTAAGTCATCGCTGCCTTCGGTGTTAAAGTTCATATCCTGCTGCTGTGCTCCTGGCATCGGTGGCAACGGAGCCAGCGGCGGGGTCGGTATCTGAGCCGCCTGCGGTGCCTGGCTCGCTCCCTTGATGCTGTACGCCTTCACGTCGGTGTACCACTTGCCGTTGAACTCGCGGCTCTCGATGCTTATCTGCGCCGTGATGGTGTCGCCGAGGTTCAGAGCGTCGAGGGTGTCGCACTGGTCGTTCCACGCCAGCAATGCCACCTTGCGCGGGTACTGCTCCAGCGTTTCGATTACGAATAGTTGTTTTCTCCAAGGCCCGCGTGCGCTCTGTCCTTCCACGCGGTCGCCGATGTTTGTCAGTCTTCCTGTGATTTCCATTGCTTATTGAATTTGAAATTTGTAATTGTCGTCTGTTAAGATTATAAATGCCGGCCTTGTTTCCGGTGTCACTTTGTTGATAGCGGCGCAGAAGCCGTCAATGCTGAGCTGTCCTGTGCGGATGCGCTCGCAGATGTCGTAGATGCGGTTCTGCCGCCAGATCATGTAGGCTGTGTCGGTCAGCTGCTCGTCGTCGAACAAGGCTGGCTTGTCCTGCTGCATCCAGTCGCGCAGGGTGTTTATCTGCTTCTTCTGACCGGCGAGGTATTTCTCGGCCTCCTGCTTCCACACTTGCATGTCGCCGCTCTGCTCTTTGATGATGCCGTGCTTCACCAGCCAGGCGTGCATGGCGGCGTTGCTGGTGGTGCTGGTGGTGTAGTTATCCCAGCAGAGAGCCGAGCCAACCATCGCCAGGAAGTTGCGCTTGAAGTCGTCGCTCTCCGATCCGTTGCTCTTCGGTGCGCAGCTGGCGGCATATTCGTCGATGTCCTGGGCGGCGTTAATGCCGGCGCGTTTGGCTTTGATAGCCGCGCTGAACCATTGAGGGCAGATGTCTTTTTTGTTCGAGTTACTGATTGCTTCACGGATGATGTCGCGCACCTGCTCGAAGGTCATGCTTTGAGGTATAGCCTGCTCCATGTAGTCGGCCGACATCTCTATTGTCTGCTCGGCCGGTGCCAGAAGGAACGAGGCGTAAACGTATTTTGCAAGTTCTTTTAAGTCGTTTCTCATCGTTTCATGATATTTAAGTCAACGTCTAAAGTTTTTGATTTTCTCGGGCTGTCCTTACGGTAGCGAAGCCAGTAGCGCAGCGTGTGGTAGTGGCTTTCGCTCTTCTCGGTGCCTGATGCTATCTTATCGTTGAGGTCGTCAATGGCGGCTTTGAGCACGTCTTCACCGAACTGCTCCGACAAGGTGCGGTACTCGGCAGCTTTGAGCCAGACGAGGCCGTCAGGACCGAACTTCTCATAGCCGATTTTTGGCTCGTTTTTTGGAGCCTCAAAATCACCACTTTTTGGCGCGCCCTCATTTTCTTTTATAGGGTGTGTATTAATTTCTTTTATATTTCTTTCTATAGAGAATAATTTATTATTCTCATTAATAAAGGTATGGTTGTGTCTATTTGATACAACTTGTTGTGTCATATTGATACAACCTTGCTCTTCAGGTTGTGTCGTATTGATACAACCTTTATCCGCAGGTTGTGTCATATTGATACAACCTTGGTAGTAGTCAAATTTGCAAATTGTGACTACCGAATCGTTCCCTACACGCTCCCTTGTTATCTCGCCCGAGGAGATAAGTTTTTGGAGCGAATCAATGATGGCGCGCTTGCTCTTGATGCCGGTGGCGTCCATGAGCCTTGAGATGCTTGTGAGCACCTGGCCGGCCTCCACGAGCTTGCCGCCGATCGTTCTCTGTTTAGGGTATGCCTGAAGCATGAGCGTCATAAAGACGTGGAACGTGTCGACGTCCTTATAATGCTCCCACTCGAGCAACTTGCGGCTTATCTTGATCCAACCGGTGCTTTTCATTGTCTCTTATTTTTCGTAATTCTTCATTAGTACGGCGTAGGCAGGCTGCTGCATGGGTGTAAGTGTCAGCTCGTGGTAGCGGAACAGATAGATAGGCCCTTGGAGCTTGAATACCACGTTGTCGCCGCCTTCATACTTGGTGCAGGTGCCAGGGCAGTGACCGTTATATAGGTCGCAGTGGTCGCTACAGTGGCCCTTGTAATTGGCTGCCTTGTAGACATAGATTTTGCCTTCGTTGTTGCGTCTGATTACCGGCACAAGGTCGCCGGCCTTGATTGGTGTTAGTGTTGCCATTGTTAGATGTTTTTATTGGTTTAACTTTCTTTTCATGTATTTTGCCGTTATTTTGGCCTTTCTGGCGTTTTCTGCCCGCTGGGTATCTGATAGGCCGTCCCAGTCGGTTAATGCGCTCAGAAGCCGTGTAATGCGTTTTGCCGTGTCGTCGCTGATTGCAATCATCAGTTCCATCCCTCCACGATGTCGTTCCACACTTGAAGCAGCTGCTCCTCGGTCAGCCTGCCGCCATTGGGTACGTTAAAGAGTTTCTTATAATACTCGATGTGCGAAGGCTTCCGAAGGTAGTCGAGGGTGATGGCTCTCGCCTTGCCGGCCAGTCTGCGCTTGATGGCTTCCGTCTGACGTTCCGCCACCTGGGCTTGACTCTGCCGGCGTTGCTCGGCATGGTAGGCCTCTATCTCTTGCGTGTCGGCGGGCAACGGCTGACCGTGTGACAGCGCCCAGGCGTTCTGATGTTCGCGGCGGCGCAGGCCGTTGTAGTAGACAGTGCCTTGGTCATCCACTATGATCACGTCGTAAGCCTTGCCGTTAATCTCATAGAGGAAGTCGACCTTGTAGGGAGTGTTCTCGTCGTTGATGAGTACAAAGTCTACCCAGATGTTGCGTGCCGTCGGCAGCTCCGCGCCGTTGCGGTACAGCTTCAGCAGGCAGCCTGTTTTGCGGCCGCGGTCCCGGGCTATCCTTGCCACTCTAACTTCAATATCCTTGCACGACTCCAGCATTACTTCTTATTTTGCGAGTTTAGATAGTTGGCGACGGCGTTCACCTGGTCGTCGGTCATGAGGTTCACGTCCTCAATCTTGAAGTAGTCGCAGTAGGTGTTGAAGGTGATGTCGTCGAGGCCCTTCAGGAACTGTGTCACGCGCTCGCGGCGTGTGGCTACGTTCTTGGCAGCCTGGGGCTGCGGTTGTGTCTGTGGTTTGGGCTGCTGCTTTGGTGCAGGCTGTCCGCCTTGTGTCTTTTTGTCCTTCCAGACGTGAGCACCGATGCCGAGCCAGCTGCCTATCTTGGTGATGGCGTCGGTCACCGCGCCTTTGTAGGCGTCGCCTTTGTCGGCGTTGTCATTGCCGCCAAAGCACTCGTACTTGATGCCGTAGTCGGGGATCTCGAAGATGGTTTTTGTAACCACCATCTTGTTTTGGTTCTCGACTATCTCCGAGCGTACCTGCCAGGAGCCTACGCCGAACACGTCGTTAAGACGCTCGGTGACGTAGATAGAGTTGATTGTCGAGAGGAAACTCTTTGAGGGGTGCGGTCTGACCGCCTCCGCTGGCAGCGGCTCGTTGAGCTTCGCCACCATCTCCGCTGTGATCTGTTTTCTTTCCATTGTTAGATTGTATTAGGTTGTTTGATAAAGTATCTTTTCACACGTTTGCCGCTTTCAACAATGATAAACTCGTCGCTGATAACCAGCTCGGGGTGTGCCTTCTTGATGTCGTTGATGCGGCTCGGCAGACGGAAGCACTGAAACTTGTTCAAGGCCTCGATGCCGGTTATCGAGTTGCCGTCTTGCAGGTGGCGCAATATGCGCTTGTTCTGGCTTTCGCTCTTCTCTTGGTTAGGGTTGTAATTGTCGTTCATATTGCTTGAAGTTTTGGAAGATTGTCTATTGCTATCTGATTGCGGCGCACCTTCTGCTCGAAGCGCACCACTCCGGCTGTCACATCGTCGGCGGCCTTCAGTTCGTAGAGCTTCGCCAGCTTGTAGCGTCGGCGGCTGTTGGCGGCTCCGCTGGTGCGCTCAGGGAAGCCGTATTTCTGACGGTAGCGGCGCACGATTTCGCAGCCGAACATTGTCTTTGCCTTGCGCTCCGACACGTCGCTGTCGCCGAGCCTGACCTCATTGATGCCGATGGCCTTGGCGGTCTGTAATGCTGTGATGATGTCTTCGTATAAGATGTCCATTGTTAGATGTTTTTTGTTGTGAGAGGGCGGGGAATCGAACCCCTAAGAACGAGCAATTGATTTCTTGGATTTGAGTATTTCTTTATTGCAATCTTAAATTATCGTGAATAAACCTGTGTCCCTCTCGTGTTGTTATTTCTTTTTGAGTTCCTCGTATTGCCTGTGTAAGGCGTCGAGCCGGCGGTAGGCGTTGTTCATGCGCTGGTTCAGGCGGCACCGCATTCTGAACAGGTCGGCGTTGTCGTAGTTCTTCTGCTCGGTGCGCTTGACTATAAGGTCGAGAACCATCGCCTGGGCCTGGCCGTAGGCTGCGGCACGCGCGCTCATCTTGATGATGTCCAAGAATTTATTGTCTTGATCTATCATGGCTCACTCCTCCGGCATTTTAAATTCTCCGTCATCATGGGCGAGGCGGTTCTCGCTCTTTGTCGCCTCATCATCGAAGAGGTCGGCCATCCATGCGCCTGCCAGCAGCATCCCGACAGCCACGAGTTTGAACATTATTTCATAAGTGCCACCGATGCAGAGTGCTGGGAAGGCGGCGAGTACCATCATTGTTCCGATTGCTTTTTTCATTTTTCTTCGTTTTTAGGTGGGAATAATTCGTTTTTATCCATTTTGAGCTGCTTGGCGATTGTCTCTTTCACGAGCTCGCTCGGCTCTCTGTAACCGCGATAATAGTTCTTTATCGTCTCGTCGGTGGTTTTGCATGCTTCTGCCAGCGGATGCACCAGGCGGCGCACACGGCTGCGCTTGGCGAAGGTCTCAAGGATAGCTTTTTTCTCCTTGCCGTCCTCTCTCTTGGCGTTTTCGATTAGTTCTACGAATGTTGGCATAGTGTTGTGTTTTTGTGGGGCGGTGGTTGGCCGCCCCGTGACCTTGTTAATTAAGCAGGAATTGTGATGCCCGCTTCGTTTAATACTGATTTGGCAAGTTCGACGTCCTTTTGCACGCGCTCGCGTTTCCATTGATAGTAGTCGCACCGCATCTTATCTTCGTCGCGGTCAATGTCGCGGAGCTTGCGGTCTCTATCCGATGAAAGTTTGAGAACTTTTGCGTGCAATTCGGCTTGCAGGTTGCGCACCTGTTCGTTGTAGTCCTGGCGGATTTGGCGGCGTCTCATGGCGAGCTCACCTTGCTTCTCTGTGAAATTGAAATTGTCCATTGTTAGATTTTTTAAGTTAGTTTGTAATTTATTTTTAACTTTGCATTGTTGTTTGTAATTGTTTACACCGCAAAATTACAAATTTTTGTAATACAATTACATCTTTTTGTAAATTTTTTTGTAATTTTTTTGTAATAAATTCCCAACAACAATTTAAATCTTTGATTATTATGGACTTAGATATTAAAGAAATTCGGAAAAAAATGGGTTTAACCCAGTCAGAATTCGGAAAATTGGTCGGAGTTTCAGACCAAACAGTGTCAAATTGGGAGAAATATGGGCGCGTTCCTACGCCAATTTCCGCCAAAATAGAAAATCTCGTAAATGAGAAAAATCAGAAGCGCGACGCCGTGGATCACGTCGGGCGCATACTCGACCAGATGGAACAGGAACGAGCCACAATGAACGCCGACAGGCAGTTCTACCAAGCTGAAATCCAGCATTACCGAGAGCAGGCCGACCGCCTGCTGTCTATCATTGAGCAGATGCAAAAGGAAAAAGTCACCGTCAAAGTATAATCCCTATATTTATTATTTTATGGCACGGCAATACGAATATATAGGACACCCCGAGCAGAGCGAACACCTCTGTCCGGCGGAGCTGCGCTTCATCGAAGCCTTCACCGTACTGCAACGGCAGGGGCTTGTGACGCTGCCGACCTTTGCCGCCGACAACGGCGTAAGCGTCGCCAGCTTCTGCTCCTTCCGTCGCGGACTCTCACACCGCAAGGCTCGCGCCGAATGGTTCACTTACTTATGTACTAAAGGGGTGCGGGCCGAATGGCTCCTCACAGGAAAAGGAAAAATGCTGAAGAAGTGAGCACCTCGTTCTCATACGTCATTTTCCCTCACCACAGGCGGCGCGACGGCACCATCGCGGTGAGCATCCGCATGATACACAACCGAGTGGCGAAGTATCATGCCAGCTCAATCATTGTCACCAAGGAACAGCTGACGCGCCGCCTGGATAAGATCACCGACACGCGGGTGCTGGAAGAAGTGAACGCCATGCTCGACGATTACCGCCGCAAGACGGCCGAGATACACGGTGCCGACTGGATGAGTGCCGACGAGCTGTGGCGCGCCATCGAAGCCAAGATGCGCGTGGGCTTCAACTTCCAGCTCGACGTGTTCGAGTACGCAGCCCTCAAGATGCAGGGCATGGAACCCAAGACCGCCGAAGGCTACCGCTCCGCACTGAACATGCTGGAGCGGTTCCTCGGCAGGCGCACACTTGACATCAATGAGATAACAAAGCAGTTCGTCGCAAGGTTCAAGGCCTTCATCGAGAAGGAGACCAGCAAAGGCAGCCGCGCAACCTCGTACTATCTGAGTTGCCTGCGGCATATTCACAACCTCGCAAAAGACGAGTTCAACGACGAGGACGCTGGCGTGGTGTATATTGCCCGCCAGCCGTTCAAAGGCGGCGTTGTGCCGCAGCAACCAGTCACGAGGCACCGAGACCTTACCATCGAGGAGATAAGGGCTGTAATGGCCGCAAATGCCGTTACTGCACGCGGCGAGCTTGCCCGCGACGTGTTCACACTCTCGTTCTGCCTCGTCGGCATGAACACCGTGGACTTGTACCAGGCGAAGAAGTCCGACCTTGCCGACGGCATCCTCACATACCAACGCGCCAAGACCGACAGCCGCCGTGCCGACAAGGCGACAATCGCCATCCGCATCGAGCCGGAGATTGCCGAGCTGGTGGAGAAGTACCGCGATAAGAACAAGGCGAGCGAGTATCTGTTTAACTTCCACACCCGCTATTCAGATCATCGCAATTTTAACAAGTACGTCAATATGGGACTGAAGGAACTCGCCGACGGCCTGCAAACGTACCACGCCCGCCACTCCTGGGCCACGATAGCCAGGAACGACTGCGGCATCGACTTCGACACGGTGCATGAAGCGTTGAACCACGCATCAGAAGCCGAGAAGAAAGTCACCGACATATACCTCCGCCGCGACTGGTCGAAGATATGGGACGCAAACAGACGGGTGATTGAGGTAGTTTTGGGAAAATAAAAAAGGAGCGGGCAGCGGTCCCACTCCTCATCTAACAATGGTGCGTTCCGATCGGAATGCGCTGCAAAGATACGAAGACTAAATGAAACCAAAGGAAAAAATCTTCAAAAACTTTTCTGTAAAACATCCGTAAAACATTGGTGCAACACTTTTGCGCTTTTTGTGTCATTTTTGCACTCGGCCGCAAACACGCCACCACCCTTCCGGAAGCCTGCAAAAACGAACAAAAACGAAAAAGGCCAGCATTTCCGCTGACCTTCATTTTTGTGGAAACTGCTGGGTTCGAACCAGCGACCTCCTGCTTGTAAGGCAGGCTGTTTTCCAACCCTAACCCACTGAAAAGCACTAAAGTACACTTTATCCCCAAAATTTCGCGTAAAACATTCGTGAAATTTTGGCTAAACTCACCGCAAAAATAGTAAAATTTCGGTTCTGCAAAACAAAAAAAATGAGGGCGGCACAAAAGACCGCCCACAACCAAAAACTAAATGAAACCTTAATTTTAATCATGCTACATCCTGGGCGTCGAGGTAGTCGTCCCACCAGAAGCCCATACGATATAAGCACTCATACAAATAGATAAAGTCGTCCTTGCGGCTGATCGATACGTTGGTCTCGTCATTGCCGAGGTTCACCGTGTCGTGGTTCTCGCCACTCTCGGTCGTGAGGTAGCAGTAGTAGTCTTTCGCACCGTCCTTATTCTTGATGTAGATGCCAAGCGGCAGCTCGACCTGCCAATTGCCTTCCTGCTCGACGTAATAGCCGACCTTGTGGACGCGCGACACGATGGCGTTCTTGATTAAGTTGGCGAGGTTGTACTGGTGCTCGTCAACGTCATGCTGTAGCTGATAGTATTGCTTCATGGCCTCGTTGATTTTTTGTATTTCGTCGGTGTCTGTCATACCTTATTTATTATTATAGAGGGGCGGGATGGATGGAACCCGCCCCTCGCCCACCCTAAGAGTTGTGCAAAATTCAAAAATTCAGAAATCTTTACGAACATCAATATATGAACATGGTTGACTTATCATAGGACGTCAGTAAGGGTGGTCGTTGAATTGCTGCCAGTCGTCCACCGAAAATTGAAAATTTACGCCGGTGGTTGTAAAGAATTCACCTGTGTAGATGGTGCGCCAGCTGTCCTTGATCGGCACGTCGGTGAACGTCTTTGTCTCTATCACGTCGTCGTTGCTGTCGTATGCCGTCGCGGTGACCGTGATGTAGGTCGTGGCCGTGAGGTCGTCGGACATGATGTAGCTGCCGACGTATTTCGGCTGCGTGTTGGTGTAAAAATCGGTGAAAGACTCCGAGCGTTCCATTTTGTTGACGGCGGTGCCGTTGACGTTGAAGCGCGTTCCCGTCTCGGAATAAGACAAGGTGATATGGTCGAAGTCGGAAGGCAGGTCGTCGGTGACGCACAGGCGGAACTGCCCGATGATGCGCTGCATGACGCACTCGACCGAGGTAGTGCTGGCCGGTGTGAACGTGGTGGTGTAGAACATGGAGCTTACCACCCTGTCATTCGGGAATGAGATGACGCCTTCAGAGAGAGTGGCAGGCGCGTCTGACTTATGGGCAACCGCATATAAAGTATAGGTCTTGGTTCTGTTTAGCGCGACGTACATAGTCCCCCAGGCCGCGCCTGCACTCGTCTTCTCTTGGTGGTAGTCATAGACGGTCTCGCCGTCGTCCAGCCACATGTCAATACGATTTTCAAAGGTGATGTTGCCGCGGCCGCGTATGGGCTCGAGCTGATATTCGGTGAAGCTAAACGTCACCAAGTCCTCGGTCGGAGAGAACGTCTCGGTCGTCGGCTTGTTGCACGAGGCAAACCAGATAACCGTCGCAGCAATCAATGTTAATGTCAATTTTTTCATTAGTTTGGAATTTGAAGTTAATCATAAATTTCAGTGAATGGGTTACAAGTAGGCGGCCGCCGGTATAAGTAACTCAATTCAATGGCAAAGATAAAGGGCTCGATAATACGGAGGTGCATTTTTAACACTTTTTAACTTTTCGGCGGTCGTTTTAGCAACATTCGCCCCAAATGTTAAAATAACGTGCCTGTTTTTTTAACACTTCGGAACTATTTTGTTAAAAATCTTGCTAAATTTTAACAAATGTTTACTTTTTCGAGCCGTCAGGTTGGGCGGCAGGCGCCCTCAACGGGGTGTTTTTTTGCCGTTTTTTACGCTTTTTCGTAACTTTGACGAAAAAAGATGCAAAATTTCTCATTCTCGAAGTATCAGAGTGGCGGCTACAGCCTCACCACCCGCGACGGCCACGCGGCGCGTATCATCTGCACCGACGCCCTGGGGCCGAAGCCCATCGTGGCGCTAATATCTGCCGACGGCATGGAGACGGCATACCAATACGACCTCGGAGGGCAGCGGTATTATCTCGCAGACAACCGCCTTGACCTGTTCCTGACGAAATAAAAAGCCCCGACGTTCACGACGCCAGGGCAAAATGAAAAATTGGTTTATCAGTAAAACGGTGCTCTTAGAATTTCCACCCGAGAAACCCTCGGGCTGTGGGCTCGCGGTCGATGGTATAGCCGGCAGCGAACCCCAATGCGACACGTCCGACGTCGCGTATATACATCACCGAGGCGTCGCCCAGTCCTGCCGACACGCCTATGGTATTGCGGCGCGGTGCGGGGGCCGTGGTGATGGTCTGAGTGATACTTGTGGTGCGGAGGTAGACGCGTAGGCTGTCGACTCTCGCGTCGACTCCGCTGTACCACAAGTCCAAGGTGTCGGGCAGCGTCAGGCAATGCTGCTCGTATTGCAATATGACAAACACGCTGTCGTGCTGCGTCACAACGGCTGTGTCGTGGACGTAGTAACGCTTCCACTTCGTCACCGTCACCGTGTCGGTGGGGTGCTCGATGCGGATGGTGTCGACACGCACTATGGTGTCGGTATGGACCTCGGGCGGCGTGGCGTCGCGCTTGGCTCTGGAACACCCCAGGACGTAGCCGAGAACCGCCGACGAGACCGCCAGCAGGACCAACGTGGCAATATGTTTCAGTGCTTCTTTCATATAAAAGTGCCCGCTGTGACCGGTGCGGGCAAACCGTAAGAACCTATTTACATTATCCATTGGAGGTATTGAAATGGACTCTTGTTTATTCCGCGACGGTGATTGAGTAAGTGTCGTCTGACACGGCCACGGTGATAAGGCCCGCGCCGAGCGACACGCCTGTCTCGTCGAGCTCGTCGACGCCCAGGAGCGAGCTGCCGTACTTGAAGCGCAGGAACGAGCCGTCAAGCAGCGCGTCGAGGTCATCGATGGTGACGCCGAGAGCTTCGGCCGCCTCTGCCTTGGTGAGGTCTGATGCCGTGGTGATTGTGTCGGCTGACGATTTCAGCGTCAATGTCGCCAGCACGCCGCGCGAGATGCGGATGCCTGACTTCAGAGCGAAGTCGTCGCTGAAGTCGGCCGAGAAGTCGTTAGTGCTCAGGGCGTCGAGTACGCCGAGCAATATGATAGGGAGCACGCTCGCGGTGTCAACGGCTGTGCCTTGGCCCTCGATGTGCTGTTTGACGATTTTACGGAGTTGTGCTATGTTCATGATGATTATGGTTTAAAGGGGAATACTTTTACACCCATGTCGTAGGTGTCAATATGAAGCCAGCTTTTGCCTTCTTCGATGCGCACGTTATACGGCAGCTTGTGGGCGTTAGCCTTGATACGTTGGCGCATTTCCTCGGCCGACATATAGGGACTGGAAAGGTCGAGGGCGCGGCCTGCGACGTGGGCCGAGAGATAGAGCACGTTGTTGTCGGTGCGTTGACGCACCTCGGGGCATAGGTTGCAGCGGAGGCCTTTTTGTGTGAGTTTGCCGCCGTTGATGTGGTAATTGTTGCATGTCAATGGAACGTTAAGGATGTCGGTTCGGAGCACCAGCAGCGTGTGCAGTAACTCAGTCGTGAGGTATCGCCACGCCAGCTCGCCGTCACGCTTGAAGGTGTGCGGGCAGACAAGTTCCTGGATGCAGAACATATTGTCCTTCTTGAGTGCTGCTATGATTTCGGCGCGTGTCATGCTTTGGCTGTTTTTTGGTTTTGCTGGAACTCGGCGAAGCCGCCGTTGAGGTATTTCTCAATGAGTTTGAGTTTCTTGTTCATTGAGGTTTGGTTGCGTGTGATGCCTGTCATCTTGGTCTCGATGCGTTGTGATAATGCGTCGATTTTGCTGTCGGTGTTCTGTGAGGCTTGCTGAATTATGTCTGCTGCCTTGTTTGCGCTCTCGATGAATTGCAGGCCGAGGTTGATCTGCTCGGATTGTGTCTTTGTATCAGATTGCGACACCTCGTTTTGTTTCAGCTTTTTGTTTTGCTTAAAGAAGATGAAAAAGAGGACTATCGCAACCAGTGAAGTGCCTCCGAGGACGTAATTTAGTAAGACTGAATATTCCATTTGACGTGTTATTTCGATACAAAAATACAAACTATTTCACTATGTAACAGTTATTTTTTCTATATTTTTCAAGCGATTAGACTATTTGCGAAATATTTTTTAATTTTTTGTCGTATGTATTAAAATAATGTGTATATTTGCGGTGTGAAATTCAAACAAATATGTGCAAACTAAGAATTAAAGACCTTTGCCGCGAGAAAGGCATCACGCAGGCTGAGCTGGCGAGGCGCATGAACACCACCCCATCGCTGCTGTCGGCTGCATTGAAGCGCAACGTGTCGGTGGCCTACCTGGAGCGCATATCCAAGGCTCTCGACGTGGAGATAGCCGACCTGTTCGTGCGCCGCAACACCACGATCATCTGCCCGCACTGCGGGAAGACGATAACAATAAAAATTGACTGACTATGAAAGTGTATTTTGAACCTACAGGATGGACGGCTAAGAAGTCGATACTATCCGTATTTGTGAATCCGCAGGACGACGGCTCTGGCTATCACTATTCGCCAGACGGTACACTGCATCAGTATTGGTGGGCGCGGCCTTATAACGCCCGTGTGTTCGAGGAGGAAGAGATACCAGAACCGCTCCGATTCTCCATACAGCACGGCGTAGAAAGTGTGATGGTGCCTAAAGAAAAAGAAGACTCGTGGACGTGGGACGATGTGGAGTACATGCGCATTGAGCCCGAGTGGGGGGAGGCATTACTTGAGGTGAATAAGCGTATTGACGACGTGAAAACATTCGAGGAGTTTGCTGAACTATATCCGCTCATTAAGAAGAGCCATGTCGTCAGCCATAAGGTGATGAATAAGCTCATGGGATTATACAGCCAGCCCGACGTGCCGGTGCGTAACGGTGAGATAGGCATTGCCGCGCTCCAGAAGATGAGCATCTACGAGCAACTGCTGATAAAAGCAGGGCTTGAAACGGTGGAGAGTTTAAGTAAGGAGGAAAGAATATGAGAGTCACAGAATTTATGATTAACGATTATGTTTATAGTACATTCGCAGATAAACCATGTAAAATTACAAAACTTGAAATCTTCCCAAGTGAATATGGTATGTGCGAAGTAGATGGCGTTGTCGGTAAAAAAGACATAAATTCACTGACGCCCATCCCCCTCACTCCCGAAATTTTGGAGAAGAACGGATGGGGATGCTATAATACTTATCAAAAGTATAGCAATAGCAATGTCTCGTTTGAATTGAGAAGAAACAAGGATGGCGGTTTCGTGATAGAAGTAGATGGCTACGAATATGGACATGGTGCTTTTACGTTAATCAGCTACGTTCACGAGCTTCAACACGCTTTACGCTTGTGTGGAATAGAAAGGGAGGTAAAACTATGAGCCGTCAACACCATTATCTTAAAATCAAGCCCGAATATTACAGGGCTGTCGAAAGGGGCATCAAGCCTTTTGAGGTTCGTTACAACGACCGCAACTTCCATGTCGGCGACATCTTGCATCTGCAAGAGTGGCTGGGCGGCGAGTACAGCGGAAGGGATATTATTGCCGAGGTGACTTACCTTCTCGACGATCCGACTTTCTGCAAAGAAGGCTACGTTGTTCTTGGCATCAAAGTGGATTGTGTTAATAATTAAAACTGCGGAGGACTGACGATGAGACTACCGCGAAAACTGAAGAAGGGATGCCGCACGTTGCATGGCAAGCCGCGCACCAAGTGGCAACGCAGGGGACAGCGGCATATTGCAAGGCTGTTTGAGGACATCGGCAAGACTGCCGCTGCTGCTGCTCTCAGCATGGACGGGTTGCGGCAAGCGGCTGAGCGCATCATGCCTCCGTTGCCGTCTGGCGGTATCGTATTGCCACCGCCACAGCGTATGATGGTGGGCGAATCGACGGGCGAGATTGTGCTGCATCGTCCGCAGCTTGACCGATTGAAGCACGTCGTAATGGTTGACCCGATGGATGGTGTCCGAGCCACCATGTCGCAGTTGAACTTCCCGGACATCGCGGAGGGTTCGGTGTTCCCCGTGTGGGTTCGAGTAGAGAGAATTAACATTTGAGCGTTCCCGTTAATCGGGAAGCGGCGGACTCCGCGAAGCGCCTGAGCACCAACGGAGCGCAAGAAGCCAAAGGGTATGATATAAAGAAAAGGTTTGAAAGATATGAAAGAAAAGGAACATTGCAAGCATTGTGGCGAGTGTGGCTACTTTATGCGATACAAGCCGATTGATGGCGAGAGGGACAAACAGGGCGACTGCGCTAACCTTGCGATGAACAAGGAGTGCAACGAGAACAAGGTTGACCCCTTCGAGCCGTGGGCGAGGGATGAGGGCTACGGCATCCTTCAAGTGGACGAGAATGAGACTGCCTGCGGATTGTTCCGCATTGGCAGGACTGAGAGGGCGCGAAGGATTATCAAGAAATATCCAAACGATTATGAACAATTACGGAGGACTTGAACAATGAGCACCACGAACTCACTACACTATCAGCTTTGCACCGAGGGTGCGAAGTGGCTGCGACGCAGGAAGCATGACTGGAAGAAGTGCGAACAGAAGCCGTGCCATGTGAAGGACGAGACGGGCTACTTCAAGTTCTGCCCGCATTGCAAGACGTACAACATCGTGGCGGTGGAGCTGAACGTGACGGGGGCTGAGAATCCCGACGTGTGGGGCTACGACGGCTACTCGACGGTGGTGATTGAGGTGAAGGTGTCGCACTCGGACTTCAAGGCCGACCAGAAGAAGATGTGGCGCAACGTCTTGCCGGAGCATCAGGCGGGCAACAACCGCTGGTATCTCTGTCCCGAAGGCATCATCAAGCCTGACGAACTGCCGGAGGGCTGGGGGCTGCTCTATTGGGACGGCAAGCGCATCTATCCCGTGGTGGCTCCAGTGCCGAGGATGCAGGGCTGTCATGCGGACTTGCGGATGCTCTACAGCCTGATGTTCCGCGAGGGGCTGACGGGCAGGACGTATGACTATCGTGGCCGTCCGTCAACGATTCAGCCAAAGACGATTAACGGAATACCCGTAAGGGAATGGGAGAAGATGCAAAAAGAGGGAGCCGAATAAGCTCCCTCTCTTCATGTTCTGCGGTGTCGGTCGGACTACTCCAGCCCGCCGTTTCCACCCTCGGAACCGCCACCGTTGTCATCGCCTGTGTCGGTGTTGTCAGTTGGAGTCTCGTCATCCACAACGTCTTGTTCTCCTTCCGATGTCGGGCGGGTGACAAAGGCAAACTTGGCGTCGGCCAGCTCTGCGGCCAACTTGGGGTCAACGTCGAAGACGACCTGCGCACGGCAGCCCTGGGCGGTCACGTCGTCGATGTTCTCCTTGGCCTTGCCCTGCACGCGCAGCTTGAAGGTGCCCAGTCCGGGAATCTTGGCGGCGTTGCCGTTGACCGTTGGTCGAGGTGCCTTGCGCTCGGCAATGCTCAAAAGGGGTTTTGACATTGCGCTCGCTTAATCGGCACCTTCATCAGCGAGCGCAGGTTTAGAGGCTCCCGCCAAACGGGGAACGGCTATAATGCAGGGGGCTTACTGCTTTTTGCGTCGTCGGGGGATGTCGCCGTCGCGCTCCATCTTCTCGCGGAGGCTTTGGTTGACGTAGCGGTTCTTGTTCTCCTTGGTGTCGAGCACGTCGGCGAGCTGGCCTTCTATCTTGACCGAGTAGGGGCCGGGTGTTGAGGGATGGGCGTCCGCGCTTTTTCTGTTCGTCGGTCATGGCTTGGCCTCCTTTTTCTGTTTCAGCAATCTGCCGCTTTCGGGTGTCTTCGCCTTGAAGTTCCACAGCGGCTTGATAACCTTTAGGATTTCCACCGTCGGCTCGATGTCCTTGCGGATGATGTCTGCCGACTTATAGACCTGCGGTGCTTCGTCGAGCGTACCTTCGCAGACCGATGTGGTGTAGATGCCCTCCATCGACTTCTGGAAGTCTGCCATCTGCACCTCCTTGAAGGCTTGCGCTCTCGACATGATGCGCCCTGCCCCGTGAGGTGCCGAGCACAGCCAGTCCTCGTTGCTTTTTCCACGACAGATAAGTGAGCCGTCTCGCATGTTGAGCGGGATGAGCACCTTATCCCAACCAGCCTTGATTGCACCCTTACGGATGATTCGCTCATGGATGTCGATGTAGTTGTGGATAGTTGTGAAGTGGCCGACAATCTTGTCAATACCAAGCTGCGTGAGGATGATATTCGCCATAGTAGCGCGGTTGAGCATGGCATACTGCTGGCAGTTCATCATGTCGTGCAAGTAGCCTTGCAAGTCGCCACCCTCGATGTAGGCCAAGTCCTTATTGATTTGCGGCTTCTTCAGCTGCTTCAACGCCTCGCCAATCTCTCGGTCACGTCCCTGCGCTTTCAGCCTTGCGATGAGTTCCTTGCGCACCTCGCTATCGTCTGTAAGGTTGGCAATAGCCTTCTCCTGCCAATGGTTGCAGACTTGCACGCCGAGGTTGCGTGAGCCTGAGTGAATAACCAGGTACTTGTTGCCCTGCTCGTCGGCATCCAGTTCGATGAAGTGATTACCGCCACCGAGCGAACCGATGGAGCGGTGCAAGTAGTCCACATCTTTCAGCGTAGCCACAAACTTAAAATCATAGTTCACCACGGGCTGCTCATGGATGTTGAATCCGCTGGGAATAAACTCGTTCACGATTTGGTCAAGCCGTGCGAGGTCAATATCCACCTTTCCGAGTTCCACCACCAGCATACCACAGCCAATATCAACGCCTACGGTGTTAGGCACCACGCGGTCTTTGAACTTGATGACCGAGCCGATGGTGCAACCCATACCAGCGTGGCAGTCGGGCATGACGCGAATCATACAACCCTTGTAAGCCTCGCTCTCAGCAAGGTCTTTCACCTGCTGGCGTGTGGCATCGTCGATGATGGATGCGAATATCTTCACAGGCTCGAAGGCTATCTGTCGGAAGTCCACGCTCTCGGAGTAGTAGCCGTTGCTCTCTCCATACCAACGCAGGTCAACATAGCCCTTTCGGGTGGCAAACTTGTAGAACGTCCAAGTGAAGCTGTCCTGATATTCGGGCACCTCCACACCTTCGGGATTCTCACCCTCGTGGATAATCTCGTCGGCCACAAGAATCTCAGAGCCGATAAGGTCGTCCACGTCGCCGCAGACATCCTCAATAGTCACACTCTCGCAGCAGTTCTGCGAGTGGTACATCTCATAGACAGAGCCGTCGGTGCAATAGAACTTCACCACGTCGTTGCCCCTCTCCATGCCCTCAATCTTCGTGAGGGTCTTTCCCTTTAATACGTCAAATGTTACTGTGTTGTACATAAGCTATATTTTTCCGCAAAGGTAATCATTATTTTAGTATATACCAAATAAATCAGCGATTATTTTCTAAATGGCTGATGATTAGGGCGAAAAAAGGGCGCAAACCTTTCGATTTGCACCCCTTGTCGTTGGTGTTTGTGGGTCATTCCAGCCCTCCGTTTCCACCCTCGGAACCTTCACCGCCTTCTCCACCTTCCGATGAAGTGCCGCCGCCCTGTGCGGGCTGGTCGTCGGGGTTGGTGACGGTGTTCTGGTCGGTCTCCTGCTCGGTGGTCCACGAGAGGCTTGCGCCCTTCACAGCTGCGCTGATGTCGTCGCCCGCCTTGTAGT